ATGTTGTGCTTATAATATCAGGAGTATTTGTATTGGTACTCCCTCTAGCTAAGACTAATTTGAATTGAATAGACCTAAATGTAATCCCTGCACTGCTGCCAAATGTATAAGTCGTAAGCCCGTTGGACGTTATACTTCCTAATGAAGTGTAAGTAGTGCCATAATCTGTAGCATAACTTACTGCTACTGTCTCAGCAGAAGAGCATCCTTCTGTTTCTACTTTAAGTTTTAATGCTAACTTATCTACTTCAACCTGATTAGCACTAAACCAAGGAGTATAATGAGTTCCTGAAGAAGCGTAATTAAAAGTTGTTATTTGTGTGGGGTTTACTATATCAGGATGCAATTGCATATAATACATATATCCTTTATGCCCCCAATATAATCTATAGGAATCCGTGGTACCCAATCCACCTCCAACATCAGCTACATAAGCTGCTGTAATCTTCTCCCCCTGATCTGAGGCTACCCATTTAGCCTCCCATCCTGTTTCATTCCAACCAAGTATAGTGCTGTACCCTGTAGATGCAGCAATAGTCTCTGATTGAGGACTAGATTGGAACATATCTCCCATCCCTGCAGGAGTGGTTCCATCTACAAATGCAAGTAAATCATTATGAGTACCTAGCAATTTAGAAATAGAACCTCTCTCGTCTGCAGGTAAGCCATGATCCCTGTCAGGACCGACAACAGAGATAACAGCAGAGTTAGTGCCATTAATGTACTTGTATATACCTAAACCTGCAGGAATATATACAGAATCTCTCCATCTTACGGATCCTTTTCCGTTATCATTATGAAATGGCAAGGCTAATTGTGTTTCAACCCACCTTCCGTTAGCGAAATCATGAGCATACAACCCTACCTTAGTCATTGCGTATAAAATTGGATCTCCACTTGCATTTCTAGCTACAAATAAGTCAGTTACATATCCGTCAGGTAAAGGAAGTTTGGCATCTAAAGCCTCAGTCCCTATAGTAGTTGCATACCATAACTGCCCTTCATGACTTATCCCCCATAATTTTTCATCCCACCAAGACAGGAACTTAGTATTCCTTGAACTGTCTGTGAAACTACTTGCATCAGAGGTATAAGTATATCCACTTGCAGAAGTATCGTAATGAGCTATAACTAAGTATAAAGTGCCACCCATTCTTACTTCTAAAGCATCTGTTGCTGTTGCAGGTAGCGTGTCTAACGAGCTACCAAAGGCATCTGAAGCTGAAGCATACCCTGAATTAAACTTATAAACTTTTTTATCAGACCATATTCCATATATGTTTCCATCAAATTCCTGAATTATATCCAAAGAATTAGCTGCCGTAGCATCATCATTGGTTGCCTGAGTGGCTTCAGGACCCAAGACTAAATGCCTTTTGTACCTTAAACTTAAATCACTCCACCATGCTCTGTCTACATCAGTAGCCCCCTCCATTCTCTCGATACCTATTCCTCCTGAAAAATCAGACCATGATATTACACTAGCTCTTGATTGGGAGTCTCTAGTAGTGTCACCTATAGTTACCTTTGGAGGATAAAGAGATGACAGTACACTCTGAACGGGTCTAGCTATAGGATAGTAAACTCCGTTTAAATATATTTCATTTTTAGATACACTTTTATTCGCCATTACCTTACTAATCTAACGTTTTTTAATAAAGGTAAGCTATTCCTATCCTCTGCAGCCTGAGCTAACCAAAATACTGCTGCCTGTCTAGAGGCATCAGTGTCCTGATTTGTTCCTATAGATCCTGCCTGTAAAGCAATCGCTGTAGCATAGGAAATAACATAAGACTCAGGTACTTCTGTTGTGTCCGAGTCAGAACTTAATAATGCAGGGGAATCTCCTCCTGTTAATTTTAATAATGCAGTCCCAACACTAGCTCTCCCGTCCTCTGTTAATACTAAGTCAGCAGTACTAGCTCCCTGCGTTGTCCCTTCCCTGTCTATTCTCCATAGGTGTCTAGGAAGTTTAGTCCAAGTAGCTGTGTCATTCTTTACTGCCCTTATATCATCTAAGTAAACAGTACAAGCTCCTAAATCGTTATCATATTCTAACCCTATGGATACAATTGCTGTATCAGATTCGGGATTACTTAATGAAACTCTACAATGTTTCCATACATCTGCTGTTAAAGCAGGGACATTCAAAGATTCTAAATCATTACCATCTGATGTAACAGTTGCATTATCTAAATGTATTTTTAAATTACCTGCACTTGTAGCTACTGTAGATTTAATCCAAAATTCTAGGTAATCATACTTGCTTAAATTAGCAGAAGATATTGAGTCGGAAATAAAATCTCCGGCTGATAATCCTGCTGCCATTGTTAGTTTTAAACTACTCACTTTCTTATATTCTTCAGTATCAATAGCCTGAGTTATATCTCCGTCAGTTGTCTCATCAAACGTAGTGCCACAACTATGAATTGATTTTTCAGTAATTTTTGTTCTGTAATATACATCCTGTATCATGGATAATGTAGAGGGTATTTCAAATCTAGAATTAATCTTGTCTGCTCTTAAAGATATATCTTCTACGGGGTCATAAACTCTTCCATTAATTTTCATAATGGCTTGGTTAATATACTCATCTATGTTATCAGGATCAAATCCATCATTCCGTAGTTCGTAAGTAACGCTCCCTGCAACTGTTCCCCCTACTGCAGCAAAGGTCATAGTACCTGTTGAGGCTGTATAATCTGTTATCCTCCTAGTAGTACCATCATAAGTTCCTGAAGTGATACGAATGTAATATCCTATGTACTCGTCATCACCTCCAAACAATGTAGCATCTACAGCAGTAGTAGTAGATCCACTACCTGACGTAGTGCCCGTTGTCATCTTACCAAGGTTTCTTCCTATAGCTTTTCTTAAATCTTCTAATGTTTTGCTATAAGTAACTGCCATTAATACCCTCGTTTCATCCTTTTACCTGTTCTCTTAGCAGCTTTTTTAGCTGCAGCCTTACCTTTTTTGGTATAGGGATACTTCTTCTTACCTACCTTTGGCATTTTTTACTCCCTTTTCTTCTGTTAATTTATTTACTTCGCTTTTCAAAACTTCACAAGCGTTTTGTAAAGTTTCTATAACTCTAGCCTGAGCTTTATTTATACAGAGTAATTTAAAATATTCATTCTCCTGTAATACACTTGATATATCAGAAGGTAAAATGTTTAAATCATTTGGTACTTCTACTTTCCCGTTTAAGTTCTCTGTTGTTTTTTCTTCTGTCATTATTGGTCCCCTCGTAATAAATTTTATTGTTTGTACTTTCTTTTCTTTTATCCTTGTTGACTCTCATCTCTTCAAGGATCTTTCCAACTTCTTTTTTCTGTTCCCTATTCATTACTTTCTTTTTCCCTTGGGCTCTTACTTCAATAACCCAAGACTCGTATGCTTCCCCTATCATAGTTTCAATTGCGTTAGCTGAATAAGGGTCAGCCGGAGCATAAGGAACATCTGTTAAGATGGATCTTCTTTCTGTTATAGAATCGTAAAACCTAAATGATAGAACTTTAATACTACCTGCTCCGTACTCTCCTAAAAGAGTAACACCTGCAGGTAGTATTAATCGTCTGTCATAAATCTCCGATCCTAACATTTATGATTAGGCTCCTATGTTAAGCCATACAACTGAGTATTCTGTTGTAGCTGCAACACCCATAACTCCACCAAGTATAAACTCGGCACTTGAGTCGTCTGCCACAACATCTACAGAACCATCAGTAGTAGAACCTGTCATAACATTTTTACCTAACACAACAGTACCATTTGTTAATACTGTTGCAGGTCCCTTAACTTGGTTCCAAAAGTAATAACCTGATGTAATATCACAAGCAGGAACACCTGCTGCGATACCATCAATGTCATTAACATCCCATACTTCTACTGAATTATGAGGGTTTTTAATTAACCCAACTTCAGAGGAAGTAGTAAGAGCTGTAGCAACTTTGTCAGTGTCGTATAAGTTGATAGTTATTGTTGCTCCTGTAGATGCTGATGAGTGATTTTTAATCTGCCAAATTTGACCTTCACCTGCTGCATCATTTACAAAAAGATAACCATCTTCATAAGTACCTACTGTTGTACTACTGCCGTCATAGGAACCTGAACCTGTTATAGCTGTTGAGCCACCATTAGTTACAGTTATTTGTGTAGCCCCTGATGAAACTGCTGCTGCTACTGCCAAGTCTTTGATATGATCTGAAGCTGTCTGAGGTTGCATTGTAACCTTACCTGCTGTGATCGCTTCTCCTGCTACTGCATAAACAAACTCTCGTCCATCAGGTAATATCATTCTAGCTCCGATTCTATTCTTCTTAGCAGAAGTAGTAGCCTTCTCCATCCCTGCCACACCACTTATTAATGCCGGAAATGCCATAATATATTCTCCTATTTACTGCTAGAGGACAAGCCTCTAGGACCAACCGATTATTAAAATCGTATAAGCTCGGTCAATCGTTACACTTATACTAAAGAAAGGAGTTAAGAAGTTTTTAAATCCTTCTTAACTTCCTCAACCTTTTCTTCTTTAGGTTTGCAGATACACTTATCTCCCTTGGCTTCAAGTTTACACCTGCTATCCCAAGGTATAGGGAATAACCCTATCAAACCTTTCTTTCTTTGCGTTTCAGGATCACTTGGTAAATTCGGATACTCACTTCCACAAGGTTTTTGCAAATCACCCTCAACATTAAACTTGGGAATATGGTTATAATAAGTGGTTTTAGATTGAGTTGATTCCAATAAGGAAACATCATAACCTTTCAACCCCACATTCCTTCGCTGCTCATTGATCTGATCTCTTAATTTTTTCTTGTTATGTCCTAAATAATGATTTACCATTTGGTCCTCTCCTTAATTATTAAGCGTTAGTTGCTATTGCTGCAGCATCAAAGATGAGACCTGCTCCCCTTGTGTCATCTAACTCGAATACCCCATAGTCTGAAGTAATAACAAGTTCTGTCCCTCTCAAAGATATGTCCCTCTGTCTCTCTGTTCTAGTTTCTACAGAAGACAATACTGCCATAGCAGATTTATCAGCTATAACGCCTGTTGCATCATCTGAGGAATCAACTGTTAAGTTACCATCTTCAAAGATTGGGACGTTATTCATAGGTCTTAATCCACTCCAAAAGTTTTTAAGTAAGTCTGCTGACCAACCATCAGGAATTGCATTAGATGCTGCTGCTGCCACAGTAGCTACCTCTTTTGATAAATAAGCGACAGAATTTGGATGATGTAAGATATAAATCTGACTACCAAATTTGTTTGCTTTAGCGTATGTAATAGCTCCATGAAGGTTACTTGACTTCATATACTTAGTAGCTGCTCCTAGAGTAGTACCTCCGTTAAGAGAAGAGTACAAAGAATGTACATCAGTATCTTTCTTTCTTGCCATTGCATCTCCAAGTTGTCTTCCTATAATGGAAAAAACATTATTCTGTTGTTCACGAACAAGCTTGTCGGTAAGTATAACCTTAGCCCCTACCTCTGCTGCTGTTAAATCAACAGTGGTCATTCCAATTTCTTGCTCATCAACTATGTCCACTCCATCAG